TAATGCAGGATTTATGACGGGTTCATCTATTCGTTCACCCGTAAAAGCAAATATATGCTCTTTACCACTTTCTAATGATTTTTGTACACGCAAAACACCGATAACTATTGGCATTTGAGCATCTTCACCATCCATAAAGAAACCCATAACAATAGCACCTGGCTGTAGTTGTCCTGCACTCTCACCCTGTGCATCATTACCTGCTTGACAAGTGTGTTGTAATACTGTCGCCCATGGCAACTCCTCAGTAGGAAGATCAGCAGTCGTTCCACCTCTATGATTTGTATAATATCCAAGCACACGAACTTTACACCGACCTAGTTCCATAGGATCTTCGGTGTCTTCTACTTCACCAACCCACCAGTAAAATCCGTCTTTTCCGACGAAATTGGTTTTGGGTTCATTTAGGATGCCTTCAACTGTTTGCATTTATCTGCATACTTTTGATTATTTAGTCAAAAACCTTAGGGGTCAAATTTTTGGCGGGATTTTTTTTGCCCTATTTTTGAAACTAAAGGTCGTTTTCGACACGCACATATTTGTAAATGTTATCGCTACCCCAGACCATCTTACCATCTTTGTATGCTTGATCAAAACTATGCAGTTTATCTCCATACAAATGCATCTGTGATCTGATTATGACTCCGTTATGCACACACTTTCCTACAATATTGCCATGCCACGCAAGGTCAACGTATTTAAAGAGCATACCACACTCTGCAGATTTATTCCACTGTAAGTCGTAGTTCTCTATTAATACTTCTGTCTTAGATATTTCAACCTTCTTATGATATCTTTTCCGATAAGGTCTTTCGGGACCATCAGTTCTATAATAATTTTTAGACTGAAAACCCCCTTCTATCTTCTCCCAATGCAAATATATCGTAGCATATGTTGTCGGAGATGATTGTGCTTGATTTTTGTTGCTCCAGAGTCCTAGTAAATAGTCCTCAATCGTCATACACTAAACATTCTGGTTCATCAGGGTGCATCTCACAAAATAGTTCAAGTGCGTTTGGATCGTGATGATCTCCTGCTACTATCTCATCGTGATGATGCTCTGCATAGACTTCAAGTTCATGTAATTCGACTTTAGCATGTCTGCGTGCTGCAGGTGATGCAAGTGGATTGTCTAGGATTGCTTGGTCTGCTTGGATGTGTTCTTCTATTGTTTTCATTGTTGTACCTCGTTGATACAAAACTATTTATCAAAGTACAGCGTCTTTCATAAGGAGCATTTCCGAAGACATGGTATCTGGAGTGCCTTTATGTGCTATTGTTACAATCATGTAACGTCCACTAAACTTTTTATCAGGTTTGATTTTATCACCAGACTTTTGTGTTGTGGGCATAGTAACACTGACGCCAGAACCTGCATAAAGATCTAAATTACCTGGAACTACTATTTGAAGTTTAGTATTCTTCAGTGATTCCATCCTTAGAAACTGGTACGCTTGTAAGTATACAAGAGACTCGTAGTTCTTTTGAGGTTCCTGTTTGTCCTTTGGATCAAAGTTTTGGTATGGAAGTATAGTATAGCGTGTCCTCTTTGGACTGTCAATCAAACTTTTGTAATCGTCAGAGACCCGTGACACGGGATTAACTGCCTTCTTTCCTCCCAAATGTGACATTTTATTCCATAGTTCTGTAATTTTATATAAGTTTTTTGCTAACGCTAGATCAGGACCTTCACCACCCATTGCTGAGTTTGATATGTTAACTGGATCAAAACCCATACTAAATCCTGTCCAAGTTCCATGTCTTAAACCCATCAAAAAGTTTCTTTCTTCTGGAAAAGATATACTATCAATTTTAAACTGATCTGTCTCTCCACCATCACTTTTCTTTGGTGAATAAAGATATTCATATAGTCTCGTAGTTCCTTTTTGTTTATCTGTACCCTTTGTTGGTGACATCTCATTGATATTATCAATCATTTTATCAAGAGATTTGAAATGATATCCTAATGCGTTTTCATAAAATGCAAATCCATTTTGAAAATCACCACCAGTTTGTTTCTTTCTAACACTTCTGTTTGTGATCCAGTAGATACAATCAAGTGGTCTCCAGTTTGTTGCTACAAATGTCTGTTTGTTTAAACTTTCTTCAGAGAATAGTTTTTTAGCACTATTCATATATGATGACCCTTTGACTAGAGTTTTTACAATCGAGGATGATTCAGTATCGTCAAATATTTTATCTGACTTACCGAATACATTAATAACTTCATTGAGTGCATACTCATCTGAACAACAGTTGACTATGAAAACATCTGTAGTCTGATTGATTCTCTGCCTACTATTGATGTTATAGGAACGTAACTTGTATGTTCTTGTTAATACTGATCCATTTATTGTAAACTTTATTTCCTCTGATCCAGTAAAGATGTTTGATATACCTGCAGAATCCTCGAATACAAATGTTGCTTCTAAGGTTGCAGACTCTATGCTCTCATAGATCTCCCATGCTCTCAAGAATCCAACTAGATTATATCCTCCATCGGATGCTTTAAGTTGTTCGCCTCCTCTGAAAACTGATATGTTGACAGATATATCACCTGCGTTTACTCTATCACTCATTTAATAAGTCCCTTCATATAGTTGTTGTTGGAGTTCAATACAGTTGCTGTAGTTTTCAAAACACCGTTGACATTTACAGTGCCTGATCCAGGTAATCCCTGTACTATAGTTTCTGGTTCTCCTCCACCACCTGCAGTCGCTGACCTTGCTTGCTCTATTGCCTGTGCGTTCTTAGTGTTTACTTCCATAACAGTTGCTGCAGTTGCTTCTAGTGTTGCCATTGATGCTGTCTTCACTTCATTGACAGATTCGTTTCTAGTTTCAGTTTGTTTTGTTAGGTTATCTGATTTAGTTGAAGCAGAGAATACTCTCGGAGTTTTTCCACCTTCTGAGAATCCCATACCAATCTTAGTTCTCTGTACCATTGGTGATATCTCAGTTGATATACTGATTGGTTGAGTATTAATATTTGAAACTGAACCACCTGTAGAGAAGTTGCTGATGTTGTTTACTTTACCACCAACTGCAAAGTTTAGTAAAGGTTTATAGTCACCACCTCTAGAGAAGTTATTGATTGGACTTGGATTATAATTTACTGTGTTACCGATAGGTGGATTATATGACTGATCTTGGAAAGTATCCAAAGGATTATCCATATTAGTCTGTGGCAAATAGAGAAACTCATTGTTTACCTCTCCACCCTTTGAGTATTGATTTGTAGTAGTATTATTAGTTGATGTTCTATTATTTTTTAACGTAGTGTTATTGATTAATGTCCTACCACCTTTTGAATATTCATTGATAAATGTTTTTGAATTATCCAGAAACTTATCAGTTATCTCTCCACTTTTAGTGTATTCATTTGTAGTGTTATCAATGGATGTTTGAGAATTATTCAAAAACTTTTGAGATATATCTCCACCCTTTGAGTATTGACTTATATTCTTCTGAGATATATCTCCACCCTTTGAGTATTGACTTATATTATTGGTTGTAGTATTACTAGTGTTAGTATTATTATTGTTATTGAATGTAGTATTGTTATCATTATTGGTAATGAATGTAGGAGGAGTTATGTTAAGTAATCCACCATCAGCAAATCCTAGTCTCTTTGCTTCTTTCATTCTTGTGTTAGTTAAACTAGGAGTCCTTCTAGTAGCAGGAGTGTCAAATGGTACTACAAATGCACCACCATCTGCCTTCTGAGAAACATACTCTGTACCATGTCCTATGAATGATGTAGTCATACCACCATCAAGTGATACAGGATAACCTGTTTGAGGACCAGAGATCCAACCACCACTTGCTGCTTTCTTGAGAGGTACATATCCACCTGTTGCTCTACCTTTCTTTCCAGTTGCAACATTAATTATTCCTTTAACAAGACCTTTACCTTTTGATTTTCCCTTACCCGCTATCAATGTCGTAACAAATTTAATTAACTTTGGTACGACCATACCAATATCTTTGATAAGTTTGAATGGATTCCTCAGCCATCTGATACCCAAAAATACTGTCGCGAAACCTATTAGTGCCTTACCAAATCCTATTATTCTTTCAAAAACATTAGCATCACTCTTAAACATATTATACAATCCATCCATCAATGTCATGACTCCAAACTTCATGAAGTCAAATATAAACTTACCTATTTTACTAAGAACTTTGATTACTGTGATTAGTTTTTCTTTATTTGCAGGGTCAGCAATCCACATCAATGCAGGTATGGCAATAAACATTTTCAACGCATTACCTAACATACCTAGTATTCCACTTAAAAAATCACCACTTTTTTTAGAAGCATTCTTAGCAAAATTGACAAGTGGATTATCTCCTTTCTTCTTTTTATCATCTTTTGGTTCTGGGTCTAATGTAGGTTTATTTTTATTCATCTGCTCTAGTCTTGACATCTCTAACTCTTTGAGTTCTGCAACCATAGAGATAAGACCATTAACACTTTCACCTATCTGATTTATTGCTGTAGTATTATTATTGAAATGTGTAGTCGCACCAAAAGGATTGGAACCTTTACCTTTAGGTTCCTCTGTGTCAACAAACTTATAAAAGTTTAGTTTACTACCTTTTTTTACTCCTGTTGCTTTTGCCATTATAATCGTCTAGATGAGATAGAAGAGATTGATGCTGAACGACTACCTGTATTTATTGGGACTGCCTTATCAATCAATGCAAGTTGAGTTAAAATTACAGGTATTGGAATGATGTCATCCATGGTAGATCCTAATGCAACTTGTTCTGCTAGTCCACCCTCCGAAAATTCTGGTGTCTTAGGAACAGGTGCTATGTATTTAGATTGATTTCTTTTAAACAGTCCACCTGCCATCTTCTCTTCAAACTCAACTTTTGAATCATTCGGTGCACCATACTTGCGTAACTGTTCTTCATTAGACATCTCTTTGAACGCAGTGTATTCTTCCAGAGAAACTTCTTTACCATTAATAAATGCTTTACCATCAGTGTAAAGATTAAATTTAGAACTTACTTTTTTGACGTTAGTGACAGTAGTGGCATTACCATCTTCTTTTGGTACCTCTACTTTTTCTTCTTCCTCCTTCTTACCTTTATTACCAGTCAAGAATCCAACTATCGTACCTAAGTCTGGTAGTTTCTTAGCAGCCTCTTGTACTTTAGGGTAAATTTGTTTGTAACCTGGAACTTTATTCAACATTGCTTCTTCCAACGCTGCTATTCCTGGTACAAAATCTCTTGCAAACATAAATGCATCGATACCCATTGACATAGGAGGACCTGCAGCATTTCCAAATAGACCAGAGATATCAAGAGCACCAGATATTGATTCAAGAGTACCTCCAATAACATCACCACTCGCTAGTCTATCGTATGCAAATAGCATGTTTACTAGACCACCGACTATGGGTAATGCTTTACTACCAATCTTTTTACCTAAAGGTCCAGGTTTTGCCAATGATAAACCTTTTGTCTTTAAATATTTCTCCATCATTGCACCCGCAGGTGTCTTTATTATGGCATTATATGCTTTCTTACCCATCTTCTTTGCCCACTGTACAACAGGATCAATAAACTTTCTTAAGGGATCCAGTACTTTCATAACTAGTTGTTCTTTTACAAAGTTTCCTGCTTTACTAAGGTTACCGCCTATCCAGTTTCCTGCTTTTGCAAGATTACTTTTTAATCCAGAAAACAGACCTTTTCCTTTAGTAGTAAGTTTCTTACCTATCTTTTGAGTATTTTTAAATGCTTCTTGAAATCTTGGTGCTAACTTATTATACTGCTCCGTAAGAAAATTTCTTGCTGTCTTAGTAGCACCTTCTAATACAGTCTTACCTTTCTTCATCAGTCCCTGTCCGACGTCATCTAATTTATTCTGTATATTTGCAAAAAAACCTTTTCCTCTTGATGCTTTTCTCGTTGCAGTGGCAAAGTCCTCACCTTGATCTATTCGTTTTCTAGCATCAGCAATCTGATCACTAGTCATACCTTTCTTCTTCATCTTTATCTCATCAGGAGTTGCCTTCCTGACTTTACCATTCTCTAATACTTCATCAGGTTTTAACTTCTTTTTTGTTTTTGGATCAAACTCATCAGGTGCTTTCCTAGGTTGCTTATTCTTACCTCTACTACCACCATCATCACCACCCATCATACCTGCGAATATGGCTGCAAGTTTTTGTGCTGCTCCTATTGTTCCTGCTATCAGTGCAAAAGCACCTAGTGCCTTACCAAGTCCTACTAATCTTTCTCCTAAAGTTTTATTTTCACCAAATATTTGATCAATAGTAGTGAATATTCCACCTACTAATGCTTGACCAAACTTAAATATCCCTCCAAATACAAAGGATGCTTGCTTAAGAAATTTCTTTATTGCTTCTAAGTTCTCAGGTTTAGAAAAGTATTCTGTTATTTTATAAGCAGCAATCGCAGCACCTACAGTCAACGCTGCTTTTGCAACAGGTCCTAGGAACTTAAGTAAGAAACCCCCTAGTCCTTCTTCTTTATCTTTACTTTTTAGTTTAGGTTTTTTCTTCTTAAGAATATCTGCACCCTCTTTCTCTGCATCATCTCCAACAGTTCTATAAAATTTTCCTTCTTGTCTATCTTCTGCTGCTGCATCCTTCTTTCTTCTTTTGGTTCTACGTTTTGATATTGCTTGTTCTATAGAGGTCTTTTCAAATGCTCTGGATATTTTAACTAGATCACTAGTAAGACCACTCAAAGTATTTACAGATTTACCGAGATTATTGATAGCGTCTAGATTAGAATGCACAGAAGTCTTCAACGCACCCTTCACGGATTTCGTTACGGTTGGACTAACCATCTTGTAGGCAACTATCTTTGCCATCTATTTGTTTTGCTCCCTCATGCGTTTTTCTTCTTCTTTGAGGAACTGGATTAGCATATCAACGTAGATTTCCTTTTCCCAAGGCATAAGGTTATCTATGTGTTCGATGTTCCACTTGTGGTGGTGCATCAATGCGAAGTTCCCCTCATAATAAGATTGAAGACTAGTATGCAGTAGGGCTAAGCGAAAAAAGATGCTAACCCTTCTAAAACTACGTCACTCTCAACACCTGTGTTTGGATTAGTTACCTTAACTGTATGAGTTAACTTTGGCATAGTGTCAAAGAACTTTTGTATCTTAGCAAACTGTGCACTGTTCATATCATCAAAGAACTCTTGGATCTCTTTCTGAGGAACATCAGCACACACATATACTTGATTAGGATCAGCGATAGTTTTTATACAGGCCGCGGCCATCTTAAACACTTCGTCAACACCTACGTCTTCTCCACTGAAATTCATAGAGACAAACATATCCAGACTAGGGTAACCCATAGTTATAGAACACTCTTCAGACAACTGAATATCTGGTTTGTGTCCTCTGGTCTTTTTGACTTTGATTTCATCTAAAGGGATAGATACAGTCACAGTGGACTCATTGTCATCTGGGCAGGTGACAATACAATCTACCTTCTCTCCTACAGACTTTGTTCTAATCTGTAAAAACAAATACTCAATGTCAAAGGTTGCTAAACCCTCTACAGTTTTTAGATCTGTACACTGGGTTATGATATTTTTAATTGCTTCAATGATCTCTGACTGATTGCCAGTTTCAGTTGCAAGCAATAGTAACTTCTCTTCTTTTACAAGGAATGGTCTGAAGTTCACTGTTCTACCGTCTGACGGTAGTTTCAATTTGTACTTAGGTACATTTAACTTAGGTAATGCCATAAATTATTTCACGTCATATTTTATTTAGGTACTATCTATACAAGGTTTATTGGTCTTCTAGTTTCAATGTCGTAAACAATGCCACCAACAGTGAATGTTTTTGCAACAGTGCTACCTTCTTGTCCTAGTGTAGCATCATATCCACCACCTTGACCTGCAGGTACGGTAATCTCAAAGTTTTGACCTGGATCAGTGACAGCATCAGCAGCATAGAATCTATATCTTTCGTAATAAAATCCTATCTGTAACCTCATTATAGTATTTTGCTCGTTAGTTAACTGTATAGTTCCAATATTATATGGATATACGTTTCTCATTTCCCAACAACCAGTGAGTTCTCCAACGTTTTGTGAAGGGTCAGAGAGAACATTTGATGTAGATGTTTCCCACTTATACACTCTCACTCTAGGAGAACAATATCTATCATAAAAATCAACATACTGACTAGAGTCCTGTGTTATTCTATTGACCCAAGTTTCAAATATTGCTCTAGTATATTGAGTTTTTGGTATAGTAAACTCAATATTCATTTCACTAAATGATTGGTTTGTTGCATACTTTACAGATGCACCTGGAGGTTGGAACTGAGAAGTAGTAACCTGTCTACTAGGCAGACTGACACTATTTGCATAATAATCTAACAGATGAGCAGCAGTTCCTGTCTCAAGTGTTGTAACAGACGAAGAACTATTACCACCAACATCTCCTTGCCTTAGTATAGGAGGTGTTGCAAAACTAACTGAAAACTTATTCAGTGTAGCAGGTGTATTCTGTCTACTCTTGATCATTGTGCTAAGAAAACCATCTACACCATGCATAGGTGCAATTTTTCTAGCACTTTGTTTATTAGGGATTGCCATTAGACTTTAAGTTCCTTTTCAGTGATTAACATAAACTCCCAAGAGTGATCTTTACAAAACTCAGTTGCTGCTTTCCACTTTGCTTTATTGACATGATATGTAACAACCTCATTTATATATCTCTTTGTGTTTCTTTTTTGTGTCTTAGGTTCAAGGGTTTGTTTAAATGGTTTAACTTCTACTAAATACTTTCTGTTCTGAATTTTGACATAAAAATCTGGAAAGTATCGATGACGTTTACCATCAACAGGTGAAATATAAGGAATGATAATCTCCTCACTACCCCATTCTTGTACAGACGTGGTGTAGTCACACCATTTCATAAACTTATATTCCCAAGAGGACCTATAAATAATGTTACTGGGGTCACCTTTATACTTTTTAGGATAAGAAGGTCGATATTTTCCTTGATACCTCATAAATATAATATAGATTCACATAGTATTTAGTAAAGTAGTGGCGATTTTAAGATACCCATTAAATCCAGTGGCACCAGACACCAAAGATGAGCAGTATCCATCTGAAGGTGTAGACTATGTGATGTTTGAGAGATTTAGAATAAACTATGATGACAAATCAACAGGATATAAAGGTTTAAACGTTCCAAATAGTGCAGCAAAGAAGATTCCAAACGCATCTAAAGTCTATCTTGCAATGCCAAAAGCAATACAAACAGCATATCAAGCATCATATAGTAAAGTTGATATGGGTATTGGAGGTGTGATGGCATCTACCATGATAAGTGAAGGGATGAATGGAGCAGGAAGTTTTGATAGTGTAGCAACTAATATTCAACAAACTGCATCAGCAGCACTACCCTCTGCAGCAGGTAAAATGATAGCAGGTGTTACTAGTCAGTTGAATAACCTAGCAGGTTCTGGAGGTGCTGTTAGTGCTGATGCTTTGGCAGCAGTCTCATTGGGTAAAGTATTCAACCCATTCTCAGAACAGATATTCAACTCCATGGCATTTAGAACTCATAACTTTTCTTTTAAGTTATTTGCAAGGTCAATGAAAGAAGCACAAATGATTAGAGAGATAGTGACATATTTAAAAACTGGTACCGCACCTAGGATTGCATCAGGAGGAGCACAAGAACTATTCAATTTTCCTCAGACACCAACAGGTGACAAAAAAACAGATCAAGCAAACGAAAAAGCAGCGAATGCAAGAGAAGAACTTAACAAACAAATATCAGCAACCGTAGGAACAAACGTAACGAGTGCTAGATTTTTTGAAGTGCCTGATAAGTTTCAAATAAAGTTTGTAAGAATGAATCCTCAAGCAACAGAAGGTTCTGTACTATCATCAAGCAATATGCATTTCAAAGTAGCAGACTCTGTGTGTACCAACATGGCAGTAAACTACACACCTGATGGTCAGTATACATCCTTCAAAGATATAACTGCAATCGGTGGAGCAATATCAGTTCCAGTGATTCAAATAGATATGGCATTTACTGAAACAAAACTTCTCAGTCAAGCAGATTTAATGGCAGGTTTCTAATGACAGCATATTTTTCTTATTTCCCAAACACATATGTAGGTGAAGGTGTCAACCAAGATGAACCATACAGATATCGTTTAGTAAAAAATATTTTTCGTAGAGTAAAAGTTAGAGAAGATCTAGATCAGTATGTAACTGCGTTTGAAGCATACTCAATCAAAGATACAGATACACCATCATCTTTAGCAAATATTTT